TTTAAACTGTAAATAATACTTGATGGTTGTGTATATGGATTATTAATATTTGATAATGAAAATAATACACTGCTATTTGGTTGGACTTGTGGGGCTATATTTGATAAATATGAAATTGTATTTACTGAATTTACTGAGGCGTAATTTGTTCCTACTGAAGCTGTTCCAAATGTAATACCACCACCAACATTATTAGCACTGGCAAAACCAGCAGTATAACCAACGATTGCATTAAAAGCTGATGGAAATGTAACAACAGAATTAAAAACAGTTGTAGGCCATCCAGCTGGTGGAGTTGATGCACCTGAAGGGGCTGTTCCTGCTGTTGGGATTTGATAAGTATTTAATTGAATTGCGTAACGATTAGCATTTACAAGTAATTCAAAAGGATAATAATATGTTCCTGATACTGTCCAATATGTGCCATTTTGTAAACATACATATTGAATATAATTATTAATTGCTGATATACCATATAAACCATCTGGTATAGTTATAGTATAAGTTTTATTTAGTGTGCCATTCCATGTATATGTAAATGTATTATTTCCATATAATGAAGTTATATTAAACCATGAGTAATACATACTAATACTACTTACAGCTACAAATTTATCTTTTAATACAACTGAATTAGGAAATTTATACACTAATTTATTGTTTAAACCGTCTTGCACGAGATTTGTGCCATTCATTACTATTACGAACATTATTTATATATATTAGTTTGTTTTTAAATCTTTATTTATGAAACATATACTTAGCACGTCTAATATTATCATTTTTATTTATAGTAGTTTTAAGACCTACACCAAGTCCATGACCTACCATAGGAATATTATTAATATTTGTTGTTGATGAAATATAAGGTAATCTTTGATTTGGATAATGTTCAATACCTAAATTAATAGGTACTTGTGATCCACCAAAATAAAAAGGTGGTCTATACATCTCTGACGACATTTGAGGTAATTGTTCGTTAAGATGATCTAATTTTATATGATAATTGTATATACCGGACATTAACTTTATATATCAATTTATCTTTATATAATATTATGTCCAAATGTACCAAATTTTGTTTAATTTTACAAAGCTCTCTTAGAATTGTTATTTTAACTTTACTATTATATAAAAACTACTATATTTTTGGACTTTTGGACATATTATTATATATTAATAACCTAACTGAATTAAGTCTTCCATAATTTCTTGACATTCTCTTTTTGGTAGTGATCCGTTCTTAGATAATTTTAATAATAATAATTTAAATTTCTTAATAAGTACAGATGAATCATTACCCGCAAGAATCTCACCCTTCATCACATTAAAATGATGAATATCTTGTTCCATTGAGTCTTTAGATGGTGTAGGAATACTTAATTTATCCATAATTCCGGCTTTACTTGATACAGTATGTAAATACTCTTTTTCATCATCTGATAAATTAGATAATTCATTAAATTTAGGTACTCCACCACCAATAATGGTTTTAATTACATTAGATAAATTTCTAGATATCTTTTTAGATGGATAACCCTTGACACCGTAACCTTTAACATGTTTAACAGAAATTATATCATCATCTAATCTATTTTTATTAATAATATATTTACCAAATGGGACATGTGTATGACCTTGTTTGATTCCTTTAGTATTATCAATACGTTCAGAAATTGGTTTTACAATTCCTGAACCTCGTGGTCTCCCAGCTCTTTTAAGCCCTGCACCAATCATTTGATTTGTTCCCATTTGTTGTGTAACATTACGTACTTCTGTTCTTAATTCATTTAGTGTAAAATTTTGATTTTCTGAATAATTTAAATCATAATTATTTGTCATTGATTCAATTGCGTGAATTAATATACTTTTATCATAATTTATAAGTTGTGTCCAATTTGCTCCATATGTTGTTGTTAATCGTGCTTCAATCAATGGTATTTTAGCAAGAATGTCACGTTTAAAATCCCAATTATGTAAAATAAGCATATTATTAGCCAATGAATCTTGAATAACTTGTAAAGTTTGTTGTAATAAATCAGCAGTAATTACTCCGGGTGGTGTTGTAGGTCCTCCTTGTGGTTGTGGTCCAATTGGTACAGGTGGTGGTGGAATTGGATGAGGTCCTGCTGGTTGTAGTCCAGCAGATACGATTAATTGTGTAGCAATAAAATCAATTCTATCACTTTCTTCTGTAGATGGTAATAATGATGATAAATTATTTAATAATTTTATTGTTAATTCACCATTAGAATTTTTTAATGATTTTTTGATTTGTTCTAATACTGTTGATAATGATGATGCACTTGGTAATTTATCAGTGTATTCAATCCAATCATTATAACCTTGACTATTAATACCAGCTTGTTGCATACTTGTCGCTGTCGTGCTATTTGTAATAAATATATTTTTTAAATCTTGATATCGTTGTGTTGATATTGTAGCACCTAAAGAATCAAATTGTTCTTTAATATTATAAACAAGTTTTGCAATAGTTACACTTCCTGACATGGCGTGATTAGTTTGAGATGAAACTAATTTATATTGTATTTCATCATATAGTTTTCTTAATGCATCAAGATCATTGGCTGATAATCCACCATTAATAGAATTTGTTGGCCTATCAAATGCACTTTTAATACTTGAATTTAAATCTTTAGATTTACTATAGGTTGATTGTAAAAATAAATACATTTGTTCGGCGTCATTTGCATTACCTTCAATACCAAAAGTATATTTTTTCTTTAATTGTGTAACTAATTCAGGTGTATTTTGTGCAAACCATGTAAAAAATGATCCATCCCCATTCAATGGCGATGATTCAATACGTTGAATTACTAACTGAATCATTTGTGGTGTTGCTAACCCTTTAAAATCACCAATAATTTTAATTTTTAATTTTTCAACATCCATTAAAATCTCTGCTGTTGTTCTCATGTCTTTCATTGTAGATTTTGGAGGTAATGCCCCAGTTTCTGCATATATTTATTTGCTTGAAAATTCATATCATCTATATTAGCCCTAAGATTTAGAGCATCCATATATTCATTTCTAAAATTTTCAATATCCTTTGTGTATCTATAAGGTTGTCCACTCATATTATTATTTTATAATAATAATATGTGTTTAAATGTAATTAAAAATACATTAACGATAAATTGGATATTGTGATACATCAGCACCGCAATGAAATAATTTTTCACAACAGATTGTATTAAATTCTTTTGTTATATCTTCAGAAAGACCGTTATTATAGTCATTAATTAAACCTTCCATTATACCTTTAAATTTAGTAGCTTGTGAAGGTTGTAAAGTTGAAAGGTTATATAATGGGTGATAACCTAATCTATCAGCTGTAATAATTTTAATCATAAGAATTAAATTTTTAATTTTTTCTTGTTTTAATTCTTCTTCAGTTTTTAATATAATTGTTTCTTCTTGTTCTTCTTTTAATAGTTCTAAAGGTGTTTTAGTATTTTCTAACATTTCTTTTTCAAAATTTGTAGGTTCTTGATAATCAATATCTTTAACCCAATCAACATCTTTTTTATGTAAAAAATCAGAATTTTGAATAAGTCTAGTTATATTATCAGATATTTCAGGCATATCGGTATTTTCCATTATATATATTATACTACTATTTCTTTAAAAGGTTTTTTAGAGGCTTTTATAGAGTTTAAAGGTGGTTTTAATTCGTCTATAATCGATTGTTCAAATTCTTTACATTTGGATAATAATAATATATCTACTTCATGTAATTTTGTAAATGTAAAGTTATCCCATCCGCCGTTATTACGTATATATACATACAATTTACACCAATATAATTTACCTACTCTATTTCTGACATTCTTTTTATGATGACTTTTACGTCTTGATAAATTTAATGTACTACCGATATAAAATTGATCTTTATCAGTATTATTTTCTATTTTGTAAATATAACATTTCATAATATTATATATAGTTAATAATCTCTTATTTAGTTTTACGCATTGCCCTAATTCTTGCCATATGGTCTTTAGCTTCTTGAGATCCTTTTTTAAATCCTGATCCTTTTTTACCTCTGTTATCCATTTCATACATTGCACGATTTGCAGCACTATTAAGTACTCCAGCTGTTGAATTAACAGCTGCATTTTTAAGCATCTTTCCACTTGCTCCTGTTCCATTTACTTTTCTATCTGCTTCAGCGAATGCATCAATCCAATCTTGGTCTGTAACACCTTTTTGACTTTCTCTATATCTTTGGTTTGGTCCACAACCTCTAATACCAAAACCCAATTTTTTGGTATTATATCCTCCTTTATTGTATATATCTAATGATTTATTTGTATCTTTCATAGCTTCAGCATTTGTATACTTTTCTTTATCTTTTGCCTCTTTTGTTTCTTTTTTAGTCATACCATCATTACCTCCTTTCTTTTGAAATCCTGCAGTGCTAAATAATTCACCGCCTTTAAATTTTGATGGTCTTGGCATTGTTGTTGCTTGTTCATGTTGTACCCATCCACTTGTACTATCATCCATTAATTTTTTTAATTTAACTGATGACAT